GTCACCGCCGCGCCGAGGATCATCTCGTTGGTCTGCGTGGCGGCGATTCCCGACGGGGTGATCAGTCCCGTGATCGAATCCACTATGTCGCCGATGAACTGCGTGTAGCCTGCGACAAGCGCGGTCTCGGTTGCGGCCACCGCAGCGGGTGCCTGCACGATGGTCTGAAACAATTGCGCCAGGGTATCCAGTGCAAGCCCGGGGGCGGCGATTGCCGCGACAAGCTGTTGGTAGGTCTGGCTGATTGCCCCCTGCACGAGTGAGGCTGTTGCGACGATTGACTGCAACGTGGAAAGGCCGAGGAAGTTGAGTCCCTGCTGCAAGCCCGAGAAAACGGTCTGCGAGATGTTCGTCGCCGCGGTGTTGATCTGTGCAAGTTCCGCCTGCGCGGATGCGTTTGCCGTCTCCGCCTGTGCGACGATCTGTGCGCCGAGCTCGCCGACGGAAGTCCCTATGCTGTCATCGGCGGGCTCGATCCACGTCGTTTCCACCTGCGTGATGTTTCCCGAGTCAACGGGGTGCGCGAGAATCTTTACCGTAATGCCTTGCAGGTTGTGCGTGCCGTAGACGGGATGCTGTACGGCCCAGTTGCCGCGCTGTGCGAGGAAATCTTTCGCAAAGGCCATCGCGGTGAGGTCGTTGTTGTCGCCTTCGAAGGTCAACGTCAGCGGCCATGACAGGCCGTCGGCGCCGAGGTCCTGGACCTTCACCCCGTCGTACAGCGGGTAGCGGAACTGCGGGACTGCCTTCGCACCCGAGATGTCATCGCCGCGCCAGTAGCATGAGTATTGCGTTACGCCGTTGGGAGCGGTGAGCGTGATGAGCGGCTGGAGGCGTTGCATCCACGGGATCGAAGGTATGTCGCTCATCTATCCTTCGCTCTGATAGCCAGGGTGTCCGGTGATGGGGGGGGCTACGTAAACTTGAGAACTCACGCCGGGAGCCCTTGAATTATCGACATTCACCTGGTTGATGAAATTCCAATTCGACATGCCGCCTTCGTTCGGTGCGCGCGCGGGACCTGCAATGTGTCCGGCATTAGCTCCGCCTCCGACCCCAAGCAAATCAAGGGCGATCCCAATAGGACCCGCTGCCTTGATAAGATCCTTGAACGAGCTGAGTCCCTTGCCTTGGATGAGATCAATAATCGTCTGTATGACAGAGGCGACCAAGAGGAACGGCTCCGCAAGGGCAGCCATGGCAATCTTTATCCAAGGATTCCCGAAAAGCTTATTGAACCAATTCCATGAAGCTTCGAGGGCAGAGGTGATCTCGTGCCAGTAGCGGATGACGATGAGGACCTCAACGATCATCGCCTGGATTGCAAGGGTGATCAGCCCGATGGGGTTTGCATCCAGCGCGGCGTCCAGCGCGATCTGCGCGGCGATCCATCCGAGATATACGGCGCCGAGCACGGGCCAGTTGCTGATGAGCCATCCTGCCGCCTTCAAGAGAAATTGCAAAACGGGGCGCGCGTTTTCAAGGGCGGTTGCAAATCGGTCGATGAAGTTCTCGATCTTGGTGGCGATGATCTCGCGGTTCGCATCGAGCCATTTCATGATCGGGGGCAGATACTTCTCGGCGAGTGTTATGGCAAAAGAAAGAACGCGATCCTTTAGCGCCTGCACGTTTTCCTTGAGGTCGATCATGTTCTTTCGGAAAACATCGGCTGAAGAAAGTGCCTTGTCGGATATAACATCCTTCGCCGAGGCTTTCAGCTTCTCAAGTCCCGCGCTGCCCTCAAGGAGCATGGGGAGCATTTCTTGCCCCGAGCGGCCGAACACCGCGGTCACTATTGCCGCCTGTTTCATCTTGTCCGAGGTTCGGGCCACGGCGTCGGCCACCATCATGAAGGCTTGATCCGATGATTTTACCGTGCGCAACTGAGCGCCCAGCGGTCCGTCAAGGCGCATGACCTGATGGATGAGTGGGCCCATGCCGCGCTCGCCGAGGCCAATGGCCTTGTTCAGCTTTTCTAATCCGCCCCTCATTATATCAATAGGGGTTCCCGTAATCTTTGCGGCGTAAGAGAGGCGCTGGAATGAGTCCGCGGATATGCCGAGTATCTTTGAGGTTCGTTCGATTTGATCTCCGCGCTCTGCAAACTCTCCGAGCATTTTGGGAAGCTCGCCGAGCATTCCAACTGCTTTCTGAATTGCTGACGATGCAAGATTCCCGGCAAGGACGCCCTTGAAGATCGACCCGAAATGGCCGACGTTCTTTTCCATGCGAGCAAAGACGCCGCTCAATTTGTCGGTAGCTGATATTGTGGCGCGAACGGCAAAATCAGGCACTTACTTTCCTTTCAGCTTCCGCGCGGCATCTTCCTCGGCCCTTCTCATCAGGTTATGCCAGTCGTTCCAATAGTGGATGCTCCCGAAGCTCATGCCTTCGATCTCTGAGGGTATTGCCCCCCGGTAGAACAGATTGCCCATCCACTGGTGCATCCGCTCTACCCCGCGATAAAAACCGCGCCCAGGCACTCCACCACCGATATGTCGACGCTCTTGAGGTCCTTGAATGCGTCGATCGGAAGGCCCGAAAGTGAAGCCATCAGGGAGTAGATGCGCGTGTAGGCGGCGGTTGCCTTGTGCTCGTCCATGGCGATTTTGTGCTTGCCGTGGACCTCGGCATAGGTGACGGCCTTGACCTCGCCCGGCGGGTAAAGGAAGTTCTGCCGCACCTTGAACTCCGCGCCGTCCTTGACGTTCTCCACGAGCCCCAGACGGCAGAAGCGGATAAGCTTTGCCCTCACCTGCTCTACGTCTGCGGCATCGATCTGGTAATGATCCAGCAGTTCGTCAATCTCGGCGGTTGCCACGTCCTCGGAAAGCTTGTATTCCATGTCTCACCTCCATGAAAGTTTCGATCAGTTGTTTGCGATGTTCACGAGCGTCACGCGCTCTGCGGCGTTGCACTCGATGATGACATCGCGCAACTCGCTTACCACGCGCGTCATCTTTCGGATGTTCGAGCCCGATGTGGCGACCGCCTCGTTTTTGAAGTTCGACGGTATCATCGTCACGTCAGTGTCACCGATCACGCGATAGGGCACACCCGCGATATCAATATTCCGCAGCGACCCAGAGGTGTCGGTAAGCGAGCCGACGAAAGTCTGCCAGACGTTGTTACGCGGGAACAGGGTCAACGTCATTTTCTGGTCGGCAGACTTCCAGTCCTCGATGTGAATGAAGCCAGCGGTTACGATGATCGTGCCGTCGGCGAAGGTTGCGGAAAGCGTGACATCAGCCATTGGTTACCCCCTGCGCGGCGGCGATATCGGGGCGCGTGAACAGGAGCATGCCCAGTGCAAGCTCGATGATGTCAGCGGGCGTGCGCGCTGCCCCGTCAAGCCCTTGAAGGTATGCGGCAATCGCCGTGATCTGCGCGGCGTCGGCCTCGGTTACCTGTACGTCTTCCATTTCATCCTCCCCCTTAGCTCACCGCGGCCAGCGAGATATCGAAGTTGAACGTGCTGTCGATGATGTTGCCGACACCCGAGAGGATCCCGGGGAGCGAGCACGTGAAGCCGTCCCCCGCGGGCCGAAGCGTGACCGCCGGTGTGGTCGTCGACATCAGGCCGTTGATCGTGGTTGTGGCGTTGTAAATCCACGCCTTGCCGTACCAGAGAAGCGCAAGCCCTACCAGCTCGGCGGTGACATCGTTGACGTCGCGTACCCACTGTTTCGCGTAGGGGTCGGTGACCTGCGATTTGTCCTGCACGATGGTAAAGCCCGTCCACTTGGCGTTACGGAACGTGGAGATCATGCTCCAGATGATGTTTTGCAGCTTACAGAGGTTCACCCATTCGCGGTAGCCGTTGGAGGTTGCCGCCACCGATGCGTTGCCACTGTAGAAGGTGACGACGTTCTGCAACACCACGTAGCCGCCCTGCACGATGGTAGGCGAAATGCCTGCCTTGACCGCCGAGTCGCGGTTGGCGTACTGCGTCGTCCACATCCCTGTCGGCCCGGCTTCCACGCCCGAAAGCACTACCCCGACATAGGGACGCGAGGAAACGGATGCGGCACGCGCGTTGATTGCGGCCGTCGCGTTGGCGGCGATCTCGCAGGGGTGCGTGCGCGAGCCGGGGACGCAGAGGATGGCGTCGGTTCGGTCGTACGTGTTGGTCGTGGCAAACGATGTGAGCGCCGAGGGAAGGGAGGCGGAGTTCGTCACGTCCCCGAGGATGCAGCGGAAGGGCTTGCCCACGAGGTGATCGTAGCATCCGATCGGAGGCGATGCGTTGGCAAGGCCGTTGTACGCGCTTATCGCCGCGGTCGTGGTCTGGTCCTGCGCGGTGGTCGTCATGGTGGTGCCCGCGGCAAGGTAGCCGTGCACGAGGTCGGTCATCCAGTTGCCGTTGGGCAGCGTGTTCGCGTTCGACCCGTTCAGCGTCCCCAGGCCGTTGGACAGAGCATTCGCCATGACGGGGACGCCCGTTCCGCCTGAGAGTGCGGTGACCACCACGGAGACGCCCGTGGGAAGTGCGTCGCCTGACTGGATGTTGATCGCCACGGGGATCGAGTTGCCCCACGGCCCTTTCGAGTTCGAGGTCAGCGTCACGGTTGCACCACCCGTTGCCACGCAGGGGCAGGTGAGGTCGGCGTTGATGAGTGCAAGCAGGTTGCCGCCGATGGTCGCCGCACTGTCACCGTTGTTCACGGTCACCGCGTAGCGGATGTTGTCGACGTAGACGGCAAGCACGCCGGCGGCCGTTGCCGGGCCGGTGATTGCAAACGTCGAGGAGGTTGCAGCCGCGCCTCCGACTTCCGCCTGCGGGATGACCCATACTTGAGGGCCGCCGGCGCCGAGGCCCGCGAAGATGGCCGTTGCAAGGCGATGGATCATGTAGCCGCTGCCGAACAGCTGGCCGATCAGCGTCAACGAGGTATACGGACCGTAGGCGGTCTCTGCCGTGAGCCCCGCGGCAAGTGCCGGGTTGAAGGTGCCTACGATGACGATGTTCCGCTGGATGTCCTGGACGGCGGGTGCAAACTGTGTGTTCTGTACGCCACCGCCTGCCGCAGCGGCCTCAGAGGTCAGTGATAGTGGCATGCGTTACTCCTTGCTCATGGGCTTGACTTCGCCCCCTGTTGCGCGGGGTCATAGACGGCCCCCGTGATATCGGCGGTCTCATTCAACGTCACGTCGATTGCGTTCTTGCCGGCGGGCGTTCCGATGACCCCCGCGGTCGTCTCGCTTCCGAGGCACGAGTAGTCCATGGTGCCCGTGAGGATGACGTACTCACCGACGGGCGCGGGGTGTTCCTTGGAGATGTTGTCGATCCAGCGGTCGGAGATTCCGATGGGCGGGGTGAGGCCGAGCTGCTGGTTGACGGGGTTGATGAGGATCTGCCAGACGATCTCTGCAAGCTGATCCCAGTATTCGTCGGCGACAATCCCCGCCGTCTGCGATGCGGCAAGGGCGGCCATACGTTGCGCGCCCGTTGCCGTGACGTTGGGGTTCAGCACCGACAGGTCCATGGAGGCCTGCGCGGAAAGCTCAAGCTGCACGGTAAAGGTCATCGCGTGTTTCCACGGCCCCGAGAGCCAGCCCGAGCGAGCCTTGTCGAAGGCGCCGCGCGAGTAAAAAACAGACACATGCCGAAGCGTGCCCAGTATTTCCTCTGCCGCGTGCGACTGCCGCTGGTAGCCTTCGACGGTGAACTGCCCGTTGGCATTGGACATGAGCGTGGTTTCAAGTGCCTGTTTCACCGTGCGGAAGAGCATCATGACTGGCCTGCGTTTTCGGGGTACAGGCGAATGAAGCCGATGGTGGCCTGCACCTCTGGTGCGCGCGTTCCGCCTACCTTGTACGTCTGGAGGATCGCGGGCTGGTCGGGTCGCGGGGGAATGGCAATGGCCCAATTCTCGCCCGACTGCGGGACGCGGCCGATGATGTTCTGGAGCGTCGATATGCGCATGACGACCGTGAGCACCTTGACGATGATCGTGCCTGTCCCGCCTGCCTCTTCTTTCTGAGCGTCGTAGTCCACGCGGCAGGGGATGTTCGGCCACTGCGCGCCCGTTGGATCCGTGAGCATGGCCAAGGACGCAAACTCCCCTTCAAGGGTGTCGGAGAGATCGCCTTCGATGGTCACGCGCAGCGGGGTCATTTGTCATCGCTCTCCGTGTCGTGCCTTGATGTCAATATCCTGAGGTGGTGCTGGCTTCGGCGGAGTCTCCGGAAGAGGACCAACTATGTCAGCTTTCGCGGCGGCCTTGATCAGCGGGTGGTCGGCGCCGAGCTTCGCCGCAAGCTCCTCGGGGATCTCATGGCCCCCGAGCAATCGGTAGCCGAAGCCGTGGAACTGCATGTCGGCGGGTACCTTCATGGCTATACCGGGATGTCAGGGGAGGGCGGGGTGAATGAAGGGGCATCCCCTCCGCGCGTGACCACGGGACCCGCGGGACCCATCTTTCGAAGATCGTGCGCGGCCTTCTCCTTTTCGGAATCGCTCAGCTTCTCGGCGGCTTTCGCCATCTGCTTCTCGGCGTGCACGTCCATCGAGTGCACTTCCTGCAGCTGCACCTCGGATGCTTGCGCGTCGGCAAGCGTCGTGCTTTCCGCGGCCTTGGCGTCGGGGCGGATGAACCCTGCGATGTTGTCGGACCAGGTGATGACCTCGGCTTTTCCTTCGGCGACAAGTGCGGCGATGCGCGCCTGGCCGAGTGCGTCGACGTTCACGGGGTCCTTCACGAGGCATCCGTGCTCGATCTCGCCCGGGGTGTACGGGGGTATGACCTTGAGCTTTCCGTCAGGGCGGCTGATGTGAAGCACCCCCGGCCCTTTCCAGCGGAACGCCTTGATCTCTTTTTCGGTTGCAACTGCCATTTCTCTCACCTCTCTGCCTTGCGGCTTATGCGTTTAGGAACCGATCACCTTTCCTTGCGCGATCAGGTTGAACGTGTCGGCGGGGACGGGCCCCTCGACAGGTTTCAACTGCACGGTGATCCCCGGCTGGCCCGGCCGTCCGTAGCAGATGAACTGCACGTAGGACCGCTGGTCTGTGGGGTTTATAGTCGGGGACTGGTACAGCCGATGCGAATTGTGACACGCGGGACAACGCTCGGTGATCCAGATCGTCGTGTCGTAGCCGTTCAATCCCGCATGCACGCCGACTTCGAAGTTTGAAAGGTCGTCCCCCGGCGGCGTGTAGTCCGTGAGCGAGTTGACGGGGATAGCATCCGGGGGTGATGTGGTCATGCGAAGGCCAAGGCCACCGGGGGAGCCGAGGTTTTGGAAAACCATCGCCTGACTCCCGCCGGGGCTTGTCGGTGCGCTAAATCCGTTGTTGATCACCATCGCGCCCTATGCCTGGAGCAGCACGACCTCGTACTGTTCGACGACCATCGTGCCCGTGGTCAGCGAGAACGCCCCCTGGAGGCTCAGGGTCTGCGTGGCGACGTTCGACACGCCCGTGCCCGCCGTGATGCCCGTACCGATCGGGAGGCAGGTGACGCCCGCCGCCACCAGTGCGGTGGAGGTCAGGAACAGGCCCGTGGCCACGAACGTGGTCGAGGTGCTCGCCCCGAGTGCGCGGCATTCCACGTCGAAGTCGGCCCACCATTTCTGCGTGGTAGCGGAGGCGACAAGGGTGATCGCGCCGAACGCCTGGTTGATCACAGACGATCCGAGTGCGATGCCGAAGGTGAACGTGCCGGGGGTCGAGGAGGAAGTGCACACACCCGATGCGTGCATGCGGAACTTCGTGCCGATGGCGAAGAACGCAGCGGGGAAGATGTAGTCCCCGTTGGGGATCATGTCCGTCGCGCTGTTCGAGGTGAACCCCGCGGCGCTTGCAGGAATCGAGACAAGGGTCTGGCTCCAAGGAATCATGGCGTGCTCCTACTTGCGGGGGTAATGGGCGCGGCCTTCGCGCACATACCGTTCCGCGGTGATCGAATCAACGGTGAGGCTGTCGTTCGGGCCGGCAAGAACCTTGCCGCTTGGGTCCCGAAGGGTGCCGCCGTCGTCATTCCATATGATCTTCACGGTGCCGATCATCAGCTTGCTCCGCCTGCCAGGATCGTGACCCAGCCATCGGTCTGCGTGGTCGGGAACACGGGGGCCGCCTGCACGCGCATGGTGCCGTGCTTGCGGTCGTTCGACTGGTAGTAGTCGGTGTAGAACATCTGCGGCAGCACCGTCGTGCCTTCGCCCATCACGTTCGGCGGGGTCAGGGGGACGCTGAGGTTGAAGCCGAAGCGCTCCATGACCATCTGCATTTCCATCGCCGTCAAGTTCAGGCGCTCGGGGGGTCCGAAGTAGCGGTCCGCGCGGGTCATCGTCGAGCCGAGCAGCACGTAGTTGTCGGGGAAGTACTTCGTGGCCGTCTGCGTGCCGTTGGAGGACGTCGAGTCGTACATGTGCGGGTAGGTGAACACGGTGAGCTCGTAGCCCTTCGGCGTCTTGATGCGGCCGTAGGGGATCAGCCCCGCGTTGACAAAGCGCTGGAACTTCTGGTCGGGCCGTTCGTCAAGCTCGAAGCGCAGGAGCTCGAAGTACAGTTTGTTCGCGTAGGCCGTGGTCACACTCGGGTTGGTCTGGAACTGCTGCATGACCTGCCCGCCGAAGATCGCGAACTCCGGCATCACCTTGCCCGCGAAGTTCATCTGGTCGCACCCGGTGTCGATGTCGGAAAGCGGCGTGGAAAGCGCGCTGCCCCACTGGTGCGTCGGGGTGATGGTGTTCGCCGCGTTGCGCCGCCAGTCGTAGTCGCTGGAGGTCGGCGTGCCGATGGCGTTGGCTGACTGTTTGCCAAGCGTAAGCGACTGCCACGCAAGGTATTCGAAGGTGCGGATGCAGCGGCGGATCAACTCGGTGTACGCGCGTCGGCCGAGGATGCGCGTGCGGTCCTCCATCGTGAGGTCCCCGTACGGCCCCTCGTAGGCGATGAGGCGGTAGAGAAGCTGGTCGGCGCCGAGGTTCGAGGTTTCCTCAAGCAGGGGGTACTTGCGGGAGAAGGTCGTTCCCTGGTTGAACTGGAGGTCGTTGTGCTGCG